GTTCAGGACGTTGGCGTTGATGCTCAAGTACTCGGCGAGCAGAACCATCTTGGGCACGGCGGGCCCCCTTTCAGGGCATGACGAAAGGCCCGGAGGTGGGCCGGGTACGAGGTGAAGCGGGGGCTACTGGATGCCGAGCGCGGCGGCGAACAGGAACGACGGCGTAGTGCCGGAGATCGTCCACGCCACGCGCCACCACGCATCCGTGATGGCCGTGCCTGCGGTACGCAGGGTCTGCCCGCCGACCGCGGTAGCCGCGGCGAACGTCAGGCGGGTAGTCGGGCTTGCGAACGTGTTGTCCACGGAGGACTCCACACGGCCGGTGATGGTCGGCGTGGCGGTGCCGGCCACCGACAGCACGTGCAGCGAGGCGTACATCCGCTTATTCAGGGCGACGGCGCCGAGGTTGAGCCCGGTCCCGGTGCCGGTCGCGGTACGGGCGGTGCCGGGCGGGTGGGCGAACTGGCCGCGCACCAGCGGCCACGCGGACTTCGCGGTGCCCGTCCACGGCGCGACGTCGCCGACCTCGCCGAACAGCTTGTAGTCCGAGCGCAGGGCCTGCGTGAAGTAGGCCAGGTCACCCACGGCCGCAGCGCTGTTGGCGCTGATGGACCAGGGGCCGACGCCGCCGAGCTGCGCCCAGGATGCGTCGTCGACCTTCGTGACGTCGAGGGCCTCCCACTGCCCCTCGCCTGCGATCTCCGCCGAGCCGATGCCGCCCACGAACTCCTTGTACGCCTGCGAGCCGTAGTTCGTCGTCTCCTTGGCCTCCACCTCGGAGGACAACTCGATCTTGTTGGAGTTGCCGGTGAGGTCGACGCCAACGGCGAAGCACCGCACGTTGGTCAGCACGGTCTTAGGCATCGTCGCCTCCCTTCGCGGGGCTCTTACGGCCGCGCGGCGCGGGCTTGTCGACGACTTCCTCGGCGACACCGGAGGCGACCAGGTGCGCGCCCTGTGCCGTCGGCACCTCGACCTCGTCGCCCTCGTCGGGCCATGGCTCGTCGTTGAGCACCGCGCCCTCGGGCTGCTGCTGGGTGATGCGGATGCGCATCATGTCCTCCCGTCTCCGATGACCCTGACGGCCAGCTCGGCGCCGACGTAGCTGTAACCGGCGTGCTCGTACCAGCGGTAGCCCTGCACGCGCTGGAGGTGGATGTCGTCGGCCAGGCCTCCGAGGGCGAGTTGACCAGGGGCGCCGCGGGCCGCCGTGAACGCTGCCTTGAGCGAGGCAGGGCCGGAGCCGGACAGCATCGCGTCAAGGATGCGCTGGGCGGAGCGGTCATCCGCGCGGCCGGCCAGCACGCGGCAGGTGATTAGCAGTTCGTCGGTGCCGCGGCCCATGGTCTGGTCGTAGTTGACCTCGACCTCGCCGACGAAGAAACACGGAGCGACCACGGCATCGGGAACGTACCCGGTGCTCGTCAGCTTCCCGACACCGGTCGGCAGGACGATGACCCGGGCGGCATCGGCGATCGCGTCTTTGATGGGTGAGATCTGCACGGCGCCCCCTATCCGAAGCCGGTCACGCAGTACGGCTCGATGAGCGCCCACACGTCCGGGTCCCGGCGGGAGAGGTTGCGCACGCCCCACTCGGCCGAGCCGATGATGCCCTCGGGGCTGTCCTTGCGCTTGTAGAGCCGCGAGGCCTGGATCAGGGAGGCCTCGGCGATGTCGGCGGGGACGGCGGGATACCCGAACCGGGCGGTGACGCGCACCCGGTTGATGGCCGAGCCCCAGGTGCTGTTGACGCGGCGCAGGCCGGTGATGGGTTCCCCGTCGGCGAGTGCGTTGTCCGGGCTCGTCTCGTAGCCGGTGAGGGGTGTGAACGAGGTGCCGGTGCCGGTCTCGACGACCAGGCCGGCGGTGCTGCCGATGTCGTCGACGAGGAGCAGGTCGCCGTCGATGTCGCACACCACGCGCCCGGGCAGCCGGTACGTGCGCTGGACGGCGGACGGGTCCAGCCAGAAGCGGCGCCCGGTCAGCTTGTCGATGCCGCGCGAGGCGGACGCCAGCGCCGACGTCAGCAGGGTGTCCCGGCTGGTGTCGTCCGCCTCGATGCTCAGCTTCTCCTTGAGCGTGGGCAGGTCGCCGTACTCGTTGGCCACGTCATGCCTGCTCGGTACTGCGTGCACGGCGGCGCCTGGGCGGCGTCGCCCGCGTCTCCTCCTTGGCGGCCGCGGCGTCCTCCTCGGACGTCTCCTCGGACGCGTCCTCGGCGGGCGTCTCGGGCTGCGGGGGGTAGCCGCGCAGGCCGAGCTGCTCGTCGACCTGGGCGACCCGGTCGGTCATGCCGCGCGCGGCGTAGCCCACGCGCTCGCGCAGCAGCGCTGCGACCATCGGGTCCTCGGTCTGCGGTTCGTCGGTCATTGCTTCGCTCCTGGAGTCGGGTGGAACGCGCAGGGCCCGCCGGAGTCGTGGCGGGCCCTGCGCGGCGGGGGGATCAGACGCCGGTGAACGTCGGCGCGATGAGACCAGTGCCCGCGATCTTCCGGGCCTGGGCGTAGCGGGCGTGGGTGTAGGCGAAGTAGCCGTACACGACCATCAGGACGCCGAGGCTGGCCAGCTTCGGCTGCTCCGCCCTGATGTACATCGGGGCGTTCGGGTCTTCCCACAGGTGGCACTCCTGGCGGTCCGCCAGGTAGATCTCGTCCTCGGTGCCTGCGCCGAGGGTCGTGCCGACGTTGTTGTCGACGATGACCGGAGTGCCGTTGGGCAGGACACCGCGCACGCCGCTGCCGTACGTGGTGGCGTAGTTGGCGCCCAGGGTCTGGACCACGATCCCGGGCTGAGTGATCATCGGCCAGGTGGACGCCATGGCGTTCTGCATCCAGTACCAGCGGCGGGAGTGCATGACCGCGATGTTGTCGCCGGTCGCCATGTCGAGCAGGGCCGACTCCACACCCGACAGGCCCTCGATCACCTTCGGGTACAGCTCGGCCACGGTCGGCGTGGCGTCGGTGTAGGCGACGGTCGTTGCCACGTTCGTTAGGCCGTTGGTGGCCTGGTTGAGGAGTGTGGAGTCGAGCGTCGTCCCGTACCGGCGGAACAGGTCGTCCAGCACTACCGGCTCGACGCCGGCGCCGCGCTCGATGGCCTGCCTCGACAGCGTCTGCTGGCCCGCGTTGGTCTGCACGGAGACGGGCAGCAGCGTGTCGTCGATGTCGGTCTCGGACACCGCGGTGTTCTCCGAGGCCTGGAGCGCCGTGCTCGTCGAGGTGGTGATGCGGGAGAGGTTCACGGTCATGCCCTGCGGGGGCAGGTCGTGCGGGCGGCAGGCGTCCGCGAACGGGCGGCGCGCGGCCGCCGCGGGGGCGTAGAGGTCGGTGAGGTACTGCGGCACGACCAGACCGGCGAAGGCGCCCGTGCCCGCGGCGCGCTGCTGCTGGCCGTCGGTTCGCAGCTGGTCGCCGCGCTCGACGCGCTCTTCCTGCATGTGCCGGGCCAGGCGGCCCTGCGCCTCGTAGTCGCCGAGGAACGCGGCGGCGACGTCCCGTTCGAAGTTGGAGCCGCGCCGGTCCTCGTCGGGCCGGTAGGTGCGCTCCTCCTGCCCGACTCGGTGCACGTTGTCGTACGCCGGCGCCCGGCTGGCGGCCGGAGTGGTGCGGGCCTGGAGTGCGGCGATCTGGTCCTCGCGGGCCTGCTCCGCCTCCAGTTCCTCAAGCGCGGTCTGGCGGCGGGTGACCTCGGCGTCCGCGGCGTCGCGAGTGGCGACCCGCGCGGCGACGGCCTCCTCGGTCAGGTTCTCGTCGGAGCGCAGCGCGACCAGCGCCTCCTGCTCCTGCTGGCGGGTGGTGATCGCCGTTCCCAGCGCAGTACGCGCCTGGGCGATCAGTTCGGCGAGCGTCACGGCTCGTCCCTTCTGGTCGATGGATTCCAGACGCCCCGGTCCAGATCAGACGGCCACCCGAGGCATGGCGCCGGGCGGGCTCGTGCGCGTGAGCGCAGGGCAGTAACTCCCGCCGGACGGCGGGAAGATCAGGGGGAAATCAGGTCTGGGGGATCTCGTAGAGATGCCAGACCAGGTTGTCGGCGGTGCGTCCGGTGGTGCCCCACCAGCGCGCGCCCTCGGGGATCGGCTGGCCCGTGCCCACGACAAGGAACGTGCGGTCGGTGCCGTCCGCCTCCAGCGATCCCTCGGCCCAGAAGTCGACGACGTGTGGGGCGTCCTGGCCCACGCCGATACGGGCAGCCTCGACGTGGACGGGGTCGCTGTGGATGTTGCGGACCTGCGGCGTTCCCGTGACGTAGATCTGGTGGCGCAGCATGCGGCGCGTCATCGGGCGAGGGCCAGTTCGAGGAGTGCCCGGGCCCGGCTCGACGCCGGCGCGGCCGCGGGCTGGCGCATGCTCGCCCCGGTGTAGGGGTTGGCGCCGTAGCCGACGATCGCGACGTCGCCGCGGTGGATGTCGTACCGGTTGATGCGGTACTCGGTGTAGTCCGGGGACCACTGGCCCGCCTCGATGCGGAACGCGAAGGACATCTCGTCGACGAGGCCCGAGCGCAGCTTCGGCGCGATGTACGCCACGTCGTAGTCGCCCGGGTCAAGGGAGGGCGCGCGCACGTCCAGGCCGTCGGCGCTCTCGGTCAGCAGCAGCGTTCCGGTGGTCGTGCGGGCCATGCGGCGCAGCTGGTCGTGCCCGAGGACGAGGGGCACGTCGAGGTCGGCGCGGGCCAGCGAGTCGGTGCCGGCGCCCTCGGAGACGATCTCCGTGTAGGGGCCGAACATGTCCCACATCTCGTAGGCCCGCTCGTAGACGGTCGCCCGTCCGATGAACTCAAGGGTCCCGCCGTCTCCGGCCTCGCGGACCTGGACGCCGGACAGGGCGGCGCGCACCGTGGCCCGGGATCCGGTCGCCTCGGCGCAGCGGCGCTGAGAGGGACGGTCGGCGCGCTGGCGGACGTGCTGGACTCGTTCCGCCGCGGCCGCGGCGAGCGTGATGGCGGTCATGACGTTGCTCCCGGTACGGCGGTCGTGGGTTGCGCGGGGACGGAGCGCGAGCCGAAGAGGCGGTCGAACTCGGCCAGTTGGTCCTCGGTGAAGGGCGGCCGCTCATCGAGGGCGCGGGCCTCGGAGGGGGCGAGCGTGCGCGAGGTGATCTGTGCGCCGATGACGCGGGCTCGGGTGTCGGGGTCCATGCGCAGCATGGCGTCCGTGTTGAGCTTCACGTAGCGCGGGTTGGACACCAGCTTCCGGCTGAACGTGTCCTCCCGGCG